GTCATGGCATAGAAATCCACAGTAATCAGTTTAGAGAATCAACAAAAGAATATGGTAAGTCAGTAAACCGTATTCAAGCAAAGAAGACTCGTGACTCCCTAACGCCAAACGAAAAAGACAAATTGGCAAAGTTGCATGCTCTGATGAAAAAGCAGAGAAAGACTGGCAACTACAAGATGGAATCTGCAAACCTAGAAGAACAAAAGTATGCAGTAAAGTACACTCACCCAACCGACAAGAAGTCAGGTAGAACGACTGGTCCTATGTCTAAGTCTGCAGCAGATAAAAAGGCTTCGATGGGTAACAAAGTCGATAAGGTTGGTGGCAAGTATACTGTTATTCGTCACGTTGAAGAAGTCACTGAAGCAAAACTTTCTGATATGGGTATTCACAACAAGATCGCTGACCGAAACCTACTTATCAAAGCAATCAAAACTGCCGAAAAAATGGGCGGTAATATGACAGGTGCTGTTCGCGAGATTGAGAAAATGAAGAAAGGTCTGTCTAAGCATAAGGCAGTACAAGCGGCACTTCAACAAGCAAATGAATCGGTAGAAATGCAAGAAGCAGTAGACTTCATGAAGATGTCTAAAGAACTCTTGAAGCACAAGAGTAAGGGCATTGAGTTCGAGAAGGCTGCAGCATACGTTCGTGCAATCCACAATAACTCTAGTGTCAATGTCCAAGACAAAGCATTCATGGGTTTGACCAAAATGTTGAAAGACATGGACGACTTTACGAAGAGGACTACTATCACTAAGATCCTAAAGGATAACGGATTCAGAGTGAAAGGTGGTAAACTTATGCGTGAAGAAGTCGAATTTATTGATGAAAACTACCGTACACTTGCAACTAAAGGCATGGGCGCAGAGACAAAGAACTCAATAAACGTTGGACGAGACGTTGATTACTATGAACCTAAGAATGGCGATAAGAGAATGGGTAAGATCACTAAGATGACCAAATCTGGTTATGTGGTCAAGGACGAAAAAGACGGTAAGTCTTATACATTCGCTTTCCACGATCGTGCCAAAGCAAAGGCATTACTTTCAAAATGAAAAAGTTTAAACAGTATGTAGAAGAAAGATGTTGTGAGTCGTGTAAGTCTCTCGACGAAGAGTTAGAACTGACCGAAGCAGAGTATCAGGGTAAGACTGTTACATTGAACAAACCTGTACGTGGTGGGTCTAAGAAGTTCTACGTATATACAAAAAACGAAAAGGGAAATGTCGTGAAGGTCTCATTCGGTGATCCGAATATGACAATTAAGAAAAGCAATCCCGCTCGTCGTAAAAGTTTTCGAGCTAGGCACAATTGTGCAGATCCTGGCCCGAAGTGGAAGGCACGCTATTGGTCGTGTCGCGCATGGTAATTGATCGTTATAAATAAACATAAACCTTAACCGTAAGTCAACTAATTATATTACATTAAATTATAATTATCATATGACTTATATTATCAATACTAATGGGCTGATCGAAACATGGCAGACAACAACCTAATTTTACAAGAGCATGTGCAACGTGAAGAGCAACGCCTCGCAAGAATCGAGGACAAAATAGACAAGCTTTCCGATGCAATGATTGATCTTGCAAGAGCGGAAGAAAAGCTTATTAACATTGAGAAAGCGAACTCGCAACACTTTGAACGAATGAATCGTTTCTCTCAACGAATGGACGATCTCGAAGATAACGTTCAAGAACAAGGCAAGACTGTAAAAGTAATGCAATACATTATTACATTATCTGCAACAATCTTTGCCGGTGTAGTCATCAAAACTTTTTTTGATGCATAATAACCAACGGAGACTATGATGTCAGATATCAATAAAATTATGGAGGCGTATTTGGGAATGGTCTCCGAGCGTAACGCCGAACTAGATGAGGGTTGCGGGAAAACACATCCTAAGAAAGAAGGCAAGAAACTTGATCCAGTAGACGATAAAGAGAACGATAAAGAGTTCAAGAATCGTGACGACAAGGACATCGATAACGACGGCGATGTAGATTCTTCTGACGAATACCTACATAAGAAGCGTGCCGCAACAGACGATGCTATCGATGCCAAGAAGAAAGGCGGTAAAGTAGACGAAGTATCTGCTGATCTTGCCAAGGCTGCTGCGAAAGCGGACAAGGTTGCGATCAATAAAACCGATGATGAAAAGAAAGACTCACCTGCCCCTGCCCCTGCTGCCCCTAAGAAAGATTCTCAGACTCCTTCTCAGAAGTACGCAGATTACAAACGTGCTGGTGGTAAGTTGTCTATGGACGACTGGAAGAAACATCAACGTGAGTCTCTAGATATCGATCTAACAGATTCTTTTGAGTCTCTATGGAACGCAATCTCAGAAGCTGCGAACCCTAAGAAAGGCGCACTTGCTCCAGAGAAGTATGACGACCACTCTTCTAAGCATGACAAAGAAGTCATTGCCAAGCACAAGAAGTCTGATAAGAAAATCGAAGACAACGAAGAAGACGGTCACACTAAGACTTTCGCTGCGGCTAAAGCAGTCAAGAAACAAGCACCTGCACGAAGCGGTGCAGACAATCTATCTAATGGCGATAAGTCAGTCGTCAATCCAGTAAAAGGAAAGTAATCATGATTAAGGCCCCTAAGTGGTGTAAAGACGCGGTCCCTGTCAAAGCAGGTTGGTCTGACGCAAGGACTGGCGAGTTGTTGAAGGTTCAAAACTTTTCTCACGAAGAGATTGCAGAGTGGCATGGCGCAAAGAACCCTGCTCCAGCACCTGAACCAGCGCCTGTAGTTGAAGACGTAGAAGAACCTGAAGACGATTAATTATTGCTTCACTAAATATCTGAAACATAATCTTTAAGTTTCACGGTATGAAATTGAACAATAAGAACCTTGTGGTATATGCAGCAAAGCATTACTACAATCCAACATGTATTGATGGTGATGAGTTTTTTGATGATCTAAAGAGGTTCAAATATCTTAAACGACTCATCAACAGGTATCATCAGAACGGTAATTTGTCGGAAAGACTTATACTGAATCATCTCATCGTCATCTTCAATGTCTTCGGGCATGAAGCTGGCATTGAGATGTTAGCGCTAAAGATACCCCTAGAACAGTGGCCCACTTTGAAGCCCTTTCTCGTTTTTCTAAACGCAATAAAAAATGACGATATCACTGGCATCAAAATGGACAAACATGTAGTGAGTAAATTGAGAGAACTTAGATGGGAATCTTAAAATCAGCGGCTGATCTAGTCTATACAATTCGTTTTCTAAAACTACTTGTCACTAAGTTCGAGGATACAGGCGCATACAAAGCGGGAATCATTGACGCCGACGGAAACAAGATCAAAAGTTTCTCAATGGACACAATGGAGAATCGTGATGCATACCGATCGCACTATACTGCATTCCATCGTCTCGTATTCAATCTAAAGAAACTCATGGCAAAGGCACCAGGCGGATCATCTGTGGTCGCACGTTATGGTGCGGCACTCGCACTGATCAAAGAACACGGAGAACTCTCTGACGAAAACCTACAAAAGATACACGAAGAAACTGGTATCGATATCATGGACGTTCTATTAGAGAATTCCCGATGGTATGTGTTGGAAGATGGCAACCTTGGACAAGGCATGTATAGGATGCGAAATGATTCTATGACAGACCAATGCCATGAAGTTGTACGAAAGGACGACAAGGTTCGCGTTGTAGAAAATAATTTATGTTACGATGTTTTAGGTATTCCTGTCTATGAAGGCGTCCATATGCGAACTGGACACAGAGTACTATTCACGGCGAACGAGATTGCTAAATGAAGTCATTCAAAGAATTTGAAAAGCAGTTCAGCGAAGATGTACCAACAAACAACACTTCAGGAGTCCCTGGCGCTGGAGACGACTCCTCTACTGTGATCGTTCGGAAGAAGGGTGATCGCAAGAACAAGCGCAAAAAGAACGTAGAAATTTTACGTCGAATCCTACCAAAAAAGTTCAAAAAATAGCTTTACGAAGTCCTCATAATACTATATAATCTTACGTCTAAATTAATGGGATGCAAGATGAAGATTACGGATTATGGTGACTATAAAGTAGTCATTTTAGAAACCTCTATCATAGATGAAGATCTTCTTCTCTCATCTTACTCCGAAGAAAACTTGATCTATGTTCCTCTCGACGGGTACTCGGGCGACTCCCTTTCACCCGAAAGATTCCTGATCACTAAACCTAGTAGTTCTTTCAATAACCATATGATGTGGGAAGAACTCTTCAGTGACGAAGAAAAGACTTTTTACATAGAAGAGTGCTGTAAAAAGTTCCATGAGACCGGAAAACAAATGATCATCGAGGACTATGAGTTCCAACGTGATGAACCGTTTTACGACTATTCAAAATAATTGAGCAACAATAATATGATTGATATACACTATGATCGTGACGATCTATTGACTGACTACGCTGTGGGTATGTTGAAAGATTTTTACATGATGGATGGAGAACACTCTCCGCAAGATGCCTATGCCAGAGCGGCGATCGCATGGTCACGATATGAGGGTGTTGTAGACGAAGGTCTCGCAGAACGTCTCTACGAGTATGTAAGTAAAAAGTGGTTCATGTTTGCATCGCCTGTACTGTCTAATGCCCCAAAGAACGGTGAAACCAAAGGCAAAGGTCTTCCCATCTCCTGCTTTCTAACCTATGTTCCAGACACACTCGAAGGACTAATCGAGCACTCTTCAGAGTTACGTTGGTTGTCTGTTATGGGCGGTGGGGTAGGCGGTCACTGGGGAGACGTAAGAACCGTCTCTGACATTGCTCCAGGACCTATTCCGTTCATGCATACTGTAGACGCAGACATGATTGCGTATCGTCAAGGGAGAACGCGTAAGGGGTCTTATGCGGCATACCTAGACATATCACACCCAGACATCATGGAGTTTCTAAACATTCGCATTCCTACAGGCGATGTACAACGCAAGGCGCTGAATATCCACAATGCGATCAACATCTCCGATGAGTTCATGGCTGCTGTAATGAACAACACAGATTTCGATTTGCGTGATCCAAAAGACGGTGCAGTAAAAGACACTGTCAACGCACGTAAACTATGGGAACGCATTCTTGAGATTCGTTTCCGAACTGGCGAACCATATCTAAACTTCATCGACACCGCGAATCGTGGTCTACCGATGTCTCTCAAAGAGAAGGGTCTGCGCATCCACGGATCAAATCTATGTAACGAAATACACTTACCTACTTCCGCTGAGAGGACAGCGGTGTGTTGCTTGTCTTCACTAAACTTAGAATATTATGATGAATGGAAAGACACTAATATCGTGCGGGATCTTATTCGTATGTTGGATAACGTTCTCGAATACTTCATCGGTCATGCGCCAGATAGTATTTCCCGCGCCCGTTATTCGGCGGCACGTGAAAGAAGCATTGGACTTGGAGCAATGGGTTTCCATTCACTCCTACAAAAACACGGTGTATCTTGGGAATCCGACAAGGCACGTGAAATAAATCAAGTGGTCTTTTCTCACATCTCAGAAGAAGCTGTTGCTGAAACAGAACTATTGGCAAAAGAACGTGGTGAGTACCTAGACGGAGAAGGTACTGGACGCAGAAACTCTCACTTATTAGCGATCGCACCGAATGCATCGTCTGGAGTTATTCTGTCTACATCACCATCTATTGAACCAAGTAAGGCATGTGCCTACACGCATAGAACTCGCGCTGGTTCGTTTTTAGTAAAGAACCCATATCTTACCAGTCTGTTGCAAGAAAAGGGTCACGACAACGAATCTACATGGTCTAGTATCATTACTAAAAAAGGGTCGGTGCAACACCTACCATTCCTTAACGAAGGAGAGAAGGCGGTATTCAAGACCGCTCAAGAACTAGACCAGAACTGGGTAGTAACACACGCGGCTGACCGACAGCAATATATCTGTCAGGGTCAGTCAGTAAATTTATTCTTCCCGTCAGGTGCACCGAAGCGGTATGTCAATAAAGTACACTTCAACGCATGGAAGAAAGGTCTCAAGGGACTATACTATTTACGCACCGAGGCAAAGTCTCGTGCGGAGACGGTATCTGACAAAGTTGAACGGGTGGCGTTACAAGACGACAACCGAACACTACTCTATGGAAAGCAAGACTGTCCATGGTGCAAAATGGCCGCAGAGGAACTGTCATTACGCGGCATAGAATATGACTACGTCGACCTTGAAGAGATTGGAAAGTCGGCTGCAGAAGTTACAGGACGAAAGGTCAAGACAGTTCCTCAAATTTATCTGGAGGGCAAGTACATAGGTGGTTATGAAGATCTTATGATGCATCTAAAAGGTGAAGTGGAGTACGAACCAATTGAAGGTGGCGATGAATGTCGGGCCTGCGAGGGTTAATAAACAATTCAAATAAAGGATTAGTATGTCATTACTAAAAACATCGGAAACATACAAGCCGTTCAAGTATCCTTGGGCGGTTGAACTATCAAAGAAACACGAGGAAATACACTGGATTGAAGATGAAGCGGAACTGTCAGAAGATGTACAGGATTGGAAGACCAAACTGTCAGATTCCGAGAAAGAATTTATTACTCATGTACTGCGACTATTCACGCAGTCAGATGTACAGGTAGGGGAGAACTACCACGAACTGTTGATACCAAAGTTCAAGAACAATGAAGTCCGCAACATGTTGTCATCGTTTGCGGCACGAGAAGCAGTACACCAACGTGCGTACGCACTCCTCAATGATACACTTGGTCTGCCAGACGAAGACTTTCACAAGTTCCTAGAGTACAAGGAGATGGCGGACAAGATCGATTTTATGAAGGACGGAGATAATAACTCTCACACTGGACTTGCACTATCATTAGCACAGTCGGTGTTTAACGAAGGTATGTCTGTATTCGCATCGTTCGTCATGTTACTGAACTTCCAGAGGTTCGGTAAGATGAAGGGTATGGCAACAATCGTAGAGTGGTCCATCCGTGATGAGACCATCCATGTACAAGGTAACTCAAAGTTGTTCCGTGAGTTCTGTGAGGAACACCCTCGCATCGTGAACGACGAACTTAAGTCCAAGATATATAAGATGGCACGAAACGCTGTCAAATTGGAAGAAAAGTTTATTGATCTTGCATTTGACGGTAACGAAGTACAAGGCATAACGAAGCAGGAAGTAACTGACTACATTCGTCATATTGCGGATCGTCGTCTGCTCCAGTTAGGTCTGAAACCAAAGTTTAAACAAAAAGATAACCCACTACCGTGGTTGGACTGGGTACTGAACGGGGCATCACACGACAACTTCTTTGAGAAACGTGTGACCGAATACTCAGTTGCTGGAATGGACGGCGACGACTTCGGTTGGGAGGATATAGAGTTAGAGGTGGCATAATGGATACTGAATACACTTTAGAGTGTCCTATCTGTGATATGGTAAGCATCGTTCAAGTCCCGTATGAGGAAGAGGTGCCAAGGCACTGTCCTATGTGCGGGTCAGACGCAGACTTTGAGACTGGATATTCTTTCAGTCTCTCAAGAGACGATGAGTGATATGAATTTAAAACAAGTGATACAATCTGTCCCAGACTGGCCTGAAGAGGGAGTCAACTTTCAGGACGTGACAAGTCTCCTACAGAACCCGCAGGCATTCCAGCAGAGTGTCCGTACTCTTGTGAATCAGATTGAAGGAAAGGGGTACACGGATATCGTTGCCCCCGACGCTCGAGGATTCTTATGGGGTGCGCCTATTGCCTTGTATTTGGGTGTACCTCTACACATCGTACGTAAACCTAACAAGTTGCCCCCGCCCGTGAAGTCTCGCAAATACAAATGCGAGTATGCATCACGCACACTTGAAATAAAAACAACTGCACCGTTGAACAAGAACAGTCAGGTGTGCATCATTGATGACGTAAGTGCGACAGGCGGTACTGCACTTGCCATCGCAGAACTGTTACAGACATTCGATGTCACGAAGGTTTCTTATGGTTGCGTCATCGATTTAGAGTTCCTAGGAGGCACGGAGAAACTCCGTGGCCAACAAATCAAAACCTACAGCGTGGTTACATATGATAAGTAAGATGTCTGACATCATCCTCATTGCCTTGGAGTTAGAGGCACCAAAAATGTCCCAGTGGGACAACGTCTTTTTTACCGGAGTCGGTAAGGTCAATGCGGCAATGACTGCCGCGAAACTGATCGAACGACACAAACCGAATGTGGTTTGGAATTTCGGCACCGCAGGTGGTATCACCGTAGATGGTGGTATCCACGAAGTGACACAATTCGTACAACGAGACATGTCTTGCGCTGGATTGGGTTACAGTCTAGGGCAGACTCCGTTCGAGGACGGAGTTGTTCTTGGAGAAGGTGAGGGACTCACTTGCAGTACAGGTGATGATTTCGTTGCAGACCCAAACCTTGATATCCCAGCAGATCTAGTCGAGATGGAGGCATACGCAATTGCCAAAGTCTGTAAGGATGCTGGTGTCGAGTTTCGATGCTACAAGTACGTCAGTGATCAGGCAGACGACGGTGCAGCAGAGGAATGGAGCAAGACAGTTGCCAACGGTGAATCGCATTTTATAGAGGTTTATAGCAACTCTATATAGTTGCATGACTTGGTTATACGAAGATAAAGAATTCACCCCAGACGAAGACTTCCTTGAACCTTACCAAGGGTTCGTCTATCAGATTACAGAACTTGATACCGGAATGAAGTACATCGGTAAGAAGTTCTTTTGGAAACCTAAAACACTGCCAGTGACCAAGACCCGAAAACGTCGAGTGAAGACGCGAGTAGGGTCCGACTGGATGAAATATTACGGTTCAAGTCAAGAACTCAAAGAGGCAGTCGCGCAACGCGGTGCCGATAACTACAAACGAGAAATCCTCAAGCTCTGCCTTACTAAAGGCGAGTGTTCCTACTACGAAGCGAAACTCCAGTTCGAGTACGACGTACTCCTGCGAGACGACTACTACAACGCGTTCATCGGTTGTAAGATCCACGCAAAACACCTCCCTCAAAAAAAGTGACAAATTACCTAAATTAACTCTTGTTTATTTTTAAAACATATACTATAATATCTGTATTGAAATTGAGACAGAGAGAGTTGATATGAGATTGTATGACGTTGTGGTAAAAGAAGATACGCACCTTTCTTGGATTTTCCAAGGTGTTGAGGCTGAGCATAAGAATGGTGCTTGTGCTTCTGCGATTCGTCAGTATGTTGAACTGCTCAACGGCGAAACTGAAATCAAGAACTTGTGTGCTGTCGCATCAATTGCGAAGTAAGGAGATATCGTAATGATTTTGATTGAAAACATTAATGAGTTTGTAGGTTCAATTCCAACAGGACACGAGATGGTCGTGTTCGAAAGGGGCGACACTAGCACCGCCATGACCCTGTTTGGGTTCAATGAGATCGGTATGTTTGATCATGAGTTCGAGAACCCGCAGTATGGGTTCATTAATCCACGGGAGATTGTGTAATGGATGCAGTATTAGGTGGTCTTTATAACGAGTTGATGTGCCTCTGTGAGGTGCGTGGGGAGTTGTCTCCCGAAGACAACGCACGTGTCGAGGATGCGATCCTCGCACTCCAACTCAAAATCGAGAAACTCGAAAAATCAGATTCGTGAAATATTTACGAAAAAAAGTTTTAAAAAGTTGTTGACATTATTTTTAAAACAGGTATAATGGGTACTGTTGATAGGGAGATAGTTATGAATATTGTTGATAGTTTGATTAATGAGTTCCGACAGTTCTGTTTTGAGAACCAGTTGCCTTTGATGAGTGCTGATGAACTGTTGGTTGTTGGTGGTCTGGAACCAGAACAAGTTGAGTTCCTTCAAGACTTCATCGTCCGTTGGGAAGAGGTGGTTTAATCATGAGTTCTATGAGAGATTTTCGACCCCGCACCGAGAAAAATCCAGAGATGCCTAGTGAAGGTTTCGTCGCTTGGTTGTCTCTGATCGCGATGGGTATGGCACTAGGTTTTTTGTTCGGTTACGGTTTACTTTACACTTAAGAGGGTTTGGTTATGTCTAATTCAATTATTGTTGTTATCTCTACTCAGTTCCGTGAGAACTACGGTGCCCACGATTGGAACGGTGAGGGTTACTGCCCTCAGCACTGGAAGTCTAAGGGTGGCGACACCTACTTCATCAACGCGTCGGCGGATGATGTCGCCAACACTCAGTGGTGGGTCGACGTTGAGCGTTCTATCGAGCACTCATCCGCATACTCTGAGGAGCACATCATCTCTGAGTCGGTAATTGATCAGATCGACTTCCGTGAGGAAGACCACATCGAGTTCTGGGAGTCCGCGATCTACGCTTCGGTAGACTTCGGTCAGTTGTACTGCGAGCAGAAGGCGCTCAACTTCGAAAACGAGGTTGTCGGTATTCGCCGCTGGGAACAGGACTCTATGGGTAAGGACGCATGTTCTCTCACGGACCTTGATGAAGCTGTCCGTGAGGAGTGGCGCGTCAAGAAAGAGATGGGTATGCATGGTATCGATGAGCAATTCGATGAACTTGAGGCAATGATGGCATAAGGAAAGTTATGCATAATAATAAATTCAAAATAGTCCTAACGGACAAGAGGGGGTGCACGTTCAATGCGGCTTACTACAAGACCTTTGAACTTGCACAGAAACGATTTGAAAGTGTGGTGTATGATAAGTACTGGAAGAACAACACAATCCAGATAGTTGATGCCGTAATTGAACCGATCGGACGTTTCTAAAAATGTGTATTATTTACTATAACTTTTTTTAAAAACTTGTTGACAGACGTTTTAAAACCGTGTATAATTACTGTGTAATTTGATGATAAGGAATTGGTTATGACTGACATTTTAGAAATCCACGCTGTTACTGAGTACTACCGTTGTGCGTTCCGCCCCAACGATCCAGAGTTGACCGTTGCCGAAGTCCTTGACTTCATCGAGTACATGCAGTTGTTCTACTGCGGTGAAGATGCGATCTACCCTTTCGAGTTCACTATCGCTGAGATCTGTCAAGGCATGATCGACCGATTCAATTACCGTCCTTCTATTGACTTTGACGGTGACACTACCGACCGTGAGTTGGTTTGTGAAATGATCTTGGATGTCCGTGAAAGGAGTGCTGCGTAATGACTCAACAAGATGTCCAGTTAGATCTGCTTGAGCAGATGCTTCAGAACCACGATTGGTTCTATCACTTTTCTGACGATCATCGTTACTACGTGAAGGGGCGTGATGAATCGCAACGCATTCGTGTGACGATGGATCGTCTCGCTGAACTTGGTTTTGAGACCGAAGCCAAAGAACTATTTGAAACTTACCGACCGGATGGAATTTAATTATGACTATGAATGATATTTTGCAAATCGAAACTTCTGCCACAGTAGGTGGATGCCCTTGGGGTATCGGAACTGAGGTGTCTAACGACATGACTCCGGTACAAATGATGGAAAAGGCTGGTGTAAACTGGGAAGTTGAGAAGGTTCCTACCTATGCCGCGAAAGAGGGTGTTGATCTGATCCCTACAGGCATGGAAGCACTCGTGCGTTCGTCTGACAATAAAGTATTGACCCAAGTTGGTGGTAACTGGGAACCTTGTCAGAACGAAGAAGCGTTCACTTTCTTTAACGAGTACTGTGCCGCTGGTGACATGGAGATGAACTCTGCGGGTTCGCTCAAAGATGGCAAGTTCGTCTACGCACTCGCGAAGATCAAAGAGTCATTCGATGTGTTGAAGGGTGATCAAGTTGATTCATACCTTCTGTTCTCTAACCCACACGAGTACGGTAAGTCTATTGACATCCGATTCACACCGATCCGTGTGACTTGTATGAACACTCTGACACTTGCACTCAAGGGTTCTGCGAACAACGGAATCAAGGTGAATCACCGACGTGCGTTTGACCCACAGATGGTTAAGCAACACTTGGGTCTTGCACACGAGAAGTTTGACCAGTACAAAGAGATGGCACAGTTCCTGTCGTCCAAGCAGTTCACCGCAGAGTCGTTGATCAACTACTACAACACGTTGTTCCCATCACAGTCTCCTGCTCATGAGGTACTTGCATATAAAGATCTCGCACCAAATGCGAAGAAGGCATACGAGTTGTTAGAGACTCAACCAGGCGCTGAGTTCGGTCGTGGTTCATGGTGGCAAGCATTCAACTCTGTGACCTACTTGACAGACCACGTTGCGGGTCGTACTGCTGACGGTCGTATGACTTCTGCATGGTACGGTGCCAACGGTGTCAAGAAGAAGAAGGCTGCGGAACTCGCAGTCGAGATGGCAGTCGCTGCGTGAACGTAGACCTGCTACTGGCACGACTCGAGGAGAGACTGAGAGGGTTGAGAGACTTTCAGTCTCAAATCGATATCGTAAACTACGAAGTTCTTGCGAGTACGAAGATTGAGACTCGCAAGACTTCGTGGATGTTACTTGAGGGCGAGATCAATGGTCTCGTTTACTCTATTGATTTGATAAAGGCAATGCGTAATGTATAACCAACTGATTGAAACAACCGACTGGGATGGTGCCGCTCGCAACTACATCTACTACACTTCCGAGCGCAATACCTATCTACACGGGTATCAGAAAGAATTGAGTGGTGAATTCATCCCATTCAAGTCGCGACTTTTTTCAACCAAGGGTCGTACATTCATCAAGAAAAAGGTCGATAAACTACCCGACTAGAGACCCCTCCGTCTATAAATAATTGTAGACTAAAGGAGAGAGTCGTATGCGCACCTTATATACAGCGGCACTTAGTGCCTTGTTGTGCTCTTTGGTCTGGATTGGTGGCACAACGAAGTTACTTGATGAATATATAAAGGTGATAGATCAGAAGAACAACCGAATCACTCAACTAGAGAGAAAGGTTGGTCAAGATCGCAATACTATTATTAGGTATGATATCGGACTAAGGCAATTCTTGTTTGCTTGTACTACGAAACAGGAAATACTCATTGAGAGGAAGCGATACGTCTGTTATCCAATTGAAAAGGCATAATCATGAGCAATGTTGTTATTCCCAAAACTGAAGTCTTCGAAGTCTTCGAAGAGTACAAAAAAGCTGATTCGCGAGAATCAAGACTGAATGTTTTGAAAAAATACTCCGAACACTATGCGTTCCGAGATATTCTACGGGGGACCTTCGATGACTCGCTAGAGTTCAATCTTCCTGAAGGTCGCCCTCCCTTTACTCCCAATAGACCAGAATCTGTACCGACGACTCTGCTGAAAAAGCATAGAGACTTCGGTCTGTTTGTGCATGGTAGTCGCGGAGACTCACTTCCCGCGTATAAACGCGAACAAAAATTTATTGAGTTGTTGGAGGGAATCCATCCCGAAGACGCTGAATATGTCCTAAAGATGGTGGCAAAGAAACCACCTGTCCGTTACATCACCAAGAAAATTGTACAGGAGGCATTTCCAAATTTGATCAGCGAGTAACACTTTACATTCGACTATACAAAACTACAACAAGGAGTACCTTATGTCGATATCAGAAAAAAAGTTGAACAAAGAAATAAACGAACTACAAAGGTTCGTTCATGACAAGAGAAAACAATCCATATACTCACAGAGTAATCGGTCTAATTTTAGTTTCGCTAACTACGAGAATATATTAGTTTCTCTTCAACGACTTTCTGGATAGGAGGTGATCTATCTCTTCAGAGACGCATGAGTTCTTTGTCGTAGTGAATGATCAAATTTTGGAATGGATACATAATGCCACAGTATGAGTTCAAAAATAATGAAACCGGAGAGATCATGGAAGTGACTCTCCGGATTTCTGAGTACGATAAATGGAAGAATGATAATCCTAGCTGGGAACGATACCATAGTTCTGCATCGACGCCTAAACTAATTTCTGGCACAAAGTCGGCAATGACTATGGCGGGCAAAGACTGGGAAGGTCATTTAAAGAATATCAAACAAAATGCTGGTAAGGGCAGTACGATAGATGTTTAAATGGTTAAAATCCCCAAAAAGTAATAAGATCGAGAACGGTCCAGATCCTGCAGACATCTCTGTAGACAACGCGTATAAGACGCGATGGATCTGGTATCATACTATTCTAGCATTAGAACTGCTCATGACAAATGTTCTACTCGCTGCTATACTAACGGCGCTAGTAATCAAGCTGTAAGATCATGAATAGGCAATCTGTTTACGAACAACTCAAGATTGACGAAGGAGTAGTGTATGAGATTTACAGATGCCCTGCAGGGTACCTCACATTCGGCGTTGGCCACCTCATCACAAAAAGTGACTCCGAGTACGGAGAACCAGAAGGAACACCTGTCACTGAAGAAAGAGTCGAAGCAGTATTCGAGGAAGACCTCAATGTCACCCTACGAGAATGTGGTGTGTTATACGGATTCCGGTGGTCTAGTTTTCCAGATGAAGTCAAAGAGATCTTGGTCAACATGATGTTTAACCTTGGTAGACCAAGACTAAGTAAGTTTAAGAAAATGAACGGTCACCTAGAGAATGGTGATTACAAAAATGCGGCTATTGAAGGTCGCGATTCAAGATGGTATCGTCAAGTAGGCAATCGTGCCGAACGACTTATGACAAGGTTAGAAAATGTCCAAGAATGTGATGTTTCAGTACATGATAACGAGTCAAGCGGTAGATGCTCGTGGGGGGATTAGAGGTTGGGACGGTACGCGTTCGGAACTCTATCAAGAGGTCGCAAGAATATCGCGAGAGTCTTTTGAGGACTACGCTGATAAAATAGGTGCGGACCATTTCTATTCAGATGAACGAGTGATCACAAAGGGTCACGGTTGTTCTACCTCTCTACTACACGAATGCGCTCGTGTCTGGTTAGATCCAATCTTTGACAGTTACGATAATCTGTTGTTCGCAGACACAGACATCGTAGTCAATACCGAAGAAAACATATTTGACGTAATGGAGTCTGGTGCCGATGTCTACGGTGTCCTAGAGTCAGACTTTGTTACCGCATCAGGTGGTGGGTACAACTCATGGGACAGCAAAGAGTCTGTCTATCTGGATTTCTGTAGCAAGTTCATGTTACACGACTGTCCTATTGTCCCTGTAATGCCGCCTAACAGACCCTCTAAAATAATGATAATGAATACAGGGGTTGTTCTATGGACGCGTGAGGCGCGCCTCCGTGCGCGAGAGAAGTTCCTAAACTGGGAAGACTGGTGCTACACAGGCGACTTCCATATGTCCATAATGAACGATCAACCCTACATTTCATCTCAGTTGATGAAACACGACTTTGATGTCGAGACCATCGACCAAACATGGAATGACAGCCCGCACTATGCGTCCGAAGAAGAGTTCTTTGAGAAAGCGAAGTTCTGCCACTACACAGGCGGCGAATGGAAAGTAGACATGGTGCGCCACTGGAACGAGAAAAGGTATAAAACACAACAATAATGGACCTGAGTCATTTGATGTGGGACCAAGATGGTTGGGGATATCTACCCAACACACCAGAGGTCTTTGACATCCTAGAAGAAACAATACGAATCACCGAAGTCAAACGACTGCTTGAGATAGGATTCTATGCGGGACACTCTACATCGTACTGGGCAGAGTTGATGTCAGACGACAGCGAAATCGTAAGTTGTTGTCCAGATCATCCTAGGGGTCGTGAGTACGGACCTATTGTCATGGAGAAGTATCCAAACGTAGAAGTACACCTAACTGCTTCGCCAGACATATACAACACAATCAAAAATAGATCGTTTGATCTAGCATTTATAGACGGCAGTCATGTCACAGAAAATGTAATCAAAGATACTGTTATGTGCGATAGACTAGACATACCATATCGCATCTATGACAATGTTGAGTGGGAAGGTATACGTGACATGATATACAACCTAGAAGCAATTGGAGACATAGAGGTGATACGAGAGTTTTCATACTCTTGCAACTTCAAAGGAAAGGTCTCGCGTAATCAAATGACACTAGTAAAAAAATGTTAGACTTTTTAAAAATAAGTGTTGACAACACACACCTAAATGTTATAGAATACCTATTCTGAAGTAAGAGATGTACGAAGCATTCAACCCAAAAACTCGGAGACGCGCTGTGATCAGTGAGTCTCCAAACCCGAAGTACAAGTACCGTCTAGTGATGTATCAAGACGATCTTTCAATCGCTGTAGAATTCGGCAACGACCACCATAAATTGGTATACCGCGCTGACAAACACCTAAGAGAGGCAAGTCATGACTGAAGAAAGAATAAAAGATCTCGTAGAGCACTACATGTACCGAACCGAGTACGCACCTGACTGGGCTAACCTGCAAGTCGCATTGTATGATGAGGGGTTGACGCCAAGTGAAGTTTATAATGTAATGAATGATGCACGAGAGGAGGGAGTTTATTCGTGAATGAGAAGGTGATATTGGTAGACTGTGACGGAGTACTGCTCGATTGGATGTATGCATTCAGGCAGTGGATGAACCGTCATGGTTACGTGCCAAGGCAAGGTTATCAATCAGGCGAAGAAGGTGAAGTGTATGACGTGAGTGTCGTGTACGGACTAGAACGCAATGAGAAGCAACGGCTTTGTCGAATGTTTAATGAGAGTGCGACGATTCGTAAGATCCCACCACTCCGTGACGCAATCAAGTACGTTCGTAAGTTGCACGAAGAACACGGTTACGTGTTTCACGCAATCACTTCGTTGAGTAACGACGAATACGCGCAACACCTGCGCACCAAGAATCTCCAAGAACTCTTTGGTCCAACCGTCTTCGAGAAGTACGTTTATCTCGATACGGGAGCGGACAAAGACGAAGCACTAGAGGCATATCGTGGTACCGCATGTCTGTGGGTAGAAGACAAGGTAGAGAATGCCATCGCTGGTGCGAAGGTAGGTCTAGAGTCTGTGGTTATGTCTCATAATTACAATCAGGATAGTGAATTCCCATTGATGCGTAATTGGAAAGATATATACGACTATGTTTTAGGACAGTAAGTTCCCGCTCAAGGTAGCATGTCGGGGGGTCTTCGGACCCCCCATTTTTTTGTATAAATACAAATTTACCCTCAAGATGGAATAGGTATGAGATACGTAGGTTATAGTGAATTTTATCACGACTCAGGATTTGCTATCATTAATGAAGATGGTACGGTAGAATTTGCTACGCACGGAGAACGTTACTCCAAAAAGAAAAACGATCCTAATATTCCCGATGTACTCTGGGACATGATAAACGACGATGACCATGTATCGTTCTATGAAGACCATGGTATTAAGTTTGATATGCGAGGTGGCGTTGATGCCACTTCAAGAAGTCCAGAACAAATTCAATCGTCTGAGTCATTTGAGAAATTTCCTTATCCAGAAGCATCTGTTTATGACGCACACCACTTGCACCACGAGTCACACTGCGCCTCTGCTTTCTACACGCGTCCGTGGGATTCGAAAGAGGATACCGTCCTAGTATCAATCGACGGTGTTGGTGAGTTACAGACTGCTTGTATCATGGACTCCGAGTTCAACCTGATCAAAGAATGGCACTACCCTAAGTCGGTAGGTCTAGTCTATACACTCACTACTAAGTTCCTTGGTCTGAGACCACTCGAAGATGAATATGTAGTCATGGGTCTCTCTGCATATCACGAGACATGTGCTAAGTCTAAAGCAATCACCGACTGGTTGATCCGCTGGTATGAAAACCTAGAAGACATCGCACCAGAAGTTGCGATGGGTGTTGCCGTCGGCGGTCCAGAATCAAAACGTGAACAAGACCGTTTAAGATTCCGATCTGAGTTTGAACGACGCATTCTATCTGTAGAAGATAAGATCGCCGCACGAGCAACTCAAGATTTCGCAGACTACGCGATCATGAGTATAATGCGCGAAGCGTCTAAATATGGTAAGAAGTTGTGTTACTCTGGGGGGTGCGCACAAAACGTCGTAATCAACTCGCGTTTGTTTGAGTTGTTCGATGAAGTGCACATTGCAGTATCACCAACGGACGCTGGTTCAGGTCTAGGTACTGCCGCACGTTCATGGGCAAAAGCAACAGGTAAGGATAAACTTATTTGGAGTCCATATGCGGGATATGATATTACCAATCCTATTGATCCCAGTGCTGTCGTTGACCATCTGCTTGAACATAAGTATTGTGGTATTGCTAATGGAAGGGCTGAATTTGGCCCTAGAGCTCTTGGCAACCGATCTCTTATCGCTGATGTAAGATTCGACGTACAGGACACGGTCAATACGATCAAACGTCGTCAGAAGTACCGTCCATTCGCCCCTGCAATCCTAGAGGAATATGCAGAGGAGTATTTCGATGGTCCGATGAACGAACACATGCAGTTTACTTCTTGGGCGAAGCATGACTATGCACCCGTTACACACGTGGACGGTTCCGCACGAGTACAGATTGTGCGCAAGGATTGCGAATCGGTGTTCCGTAAGGTCATCGAAGAATATCATGACCGTACTGGTGTGCCTATGTTACTAAATACTAGTCTCAACATACGTGGAAGACCAATGGTCAACGACGAACACGACGCAGAACTATGGCAACAAAAATACGACGTAAAGGTCTTCTAATGAAACACCTGAAAGAGATTGAACTGGGTTACTTCGAACATCTACGAAGGGCTTGGACAATCTCTTTTGTTTCGTTTGTACATGGATTGTGCCCTTGGATATGGGAGACCAAAGCAAAAGAATTGATCAACGGTGATCCAAAAGATTTTAAGGTGAAGAAATGACCGAAGAAGCAGCAGCAGTACCAGTAGTAGAGAAAAAGAAACTGCAAGTAGAAATTGAGTTAGACACAACTCAGAAAGCACCAGAGCACAATAGGTTCGAACCACTACTACAGTTCGCAGATGTAATCGATGCATACAGATTATTCCCTCGTGCATTCATTGGCACTTATCTGTACCTGCTTATCCAAACAACTCAGTGGTTTATGTCTCTACCAGAACCTAACGCGTCACAGGCAGGTCTTATCTCTGTCGTAGTCGGTGCGGGGGCTGCATGGTTTGGTCTGTACACGTCTACAGGTTCAGCACGTAAAGTCAAGAGTATTAAGACGAATTAATGAAACCGTCCGAGCTCGTGACCTGGCGCGGTACCCCAGGCGTCGGTGATTTTATGTGGGCGCTCAACTCTGCCCACAGATATGCTGCAGACAACGATATATCAAAAATCAACCTAGAGTTTCACTGGGAGCACAGTGAGGATTACCTGCACCATTTCGAAGACCCAGAGACCATCATCGAACGTTGCAACTACATCCACAACTTCTACCATCAACAAGAACGCGTACAAATACACCATTGCTTCAATGCTAATGGTCGATACCGAGATTGGAAATTTAACGATGATGTGGTGTTAGAATCAAACGGCGAACGAAGAATTGCCGCTATAAACGCAAAGGGTCAAAAAAATAGATTTTGGTTTCAGTCTGGGTTTTATACAGATGATTTAGGCGCGAAGGCACCAGACAACGATTGGATCTTTCGTAAAAATGCGTTTCAAGATTATGACGATAAACGAATTGTGTTCTGGCGTCCTACATGGAATGCTGAGAAACCTCGCACATGGAAACGTCTATTCGAGAACGACGACTGGGATCGGTTAATTGCACAATTCAAATCGATGGGGTTTGAGATGCATGAACTATCGTATCGCACCCCCGCGTCTGAAGCCATGTACCTTATCTCTACTGCGCGTATGGTCATCTGTTACGACGGGATCTGGCACTATGTCGCGAAAAACTTTGCAAGACCTATGGTGGTAATCAGTGGCGAAGGTGTGACTAAATATCATACACCGAATGCGGTTAGAATAAGTCCAGATAGAAATAATATTCGTGACGGTAAAGATGCATGGTGGTGGTTAGATAACACAAAACTATTATTTGCTAACGCTAAACAAGAGTCAGTAAAATACGAAAATAGGATGAAGAAATACTATGGAAATGACTAGAGAAACATTTCAGATTGACCGTGCAGTAATCGAAGTCGCGGGTGGATGTAACTACTCATGTTCGATGTGTCCGCAAGATCTACGTGAGGGCGGCCGACACAAAGGGTTTCGCCGCATCATGAAACTAGATGAGTTTGAGAAGTACGTCGCCGACTGCGCTCAGTATGGATTGAACGTTGTCAACTTAGATGGTTCGGGTGAGGCGACGATGGCAAAAAATTTACCTGAGTATATCAAGGTAGTGAAGAAGTATGGGGCGAAGTGCTTCATCTTCTCTAACGGATTCAAAATGGAAGGTCAGTACATGCGCGACTGTGTAGACGCGGGACTGGACTTCTATCGGTTTTCATTCATTGGTGCAGACGAACAAGACTACACCAAATGGATGTACAATGCTGTAGGTGGGCACTACGCGCAGATCAAGCGCAACATTCAGGAAATGGTTTCCTACGTAAATGAGACAGGCGCAGATTGCGTAGTGTCTACCTATCACTTAATCACAGACAATGATAACATCGATCAAGAACTAGACAAGTACAAGTCACTGGTCGATGAGTTGGGTGTCAAGACAGAGATCTGGAAGATGCACAACTGGTCTGGCGCATGGGATATCGGAGACAACGCACGACAGGGACAAGTAAAGACTTGTGGTCGTCCGTTCTCACCCGATGTAGTAATTCGTGCTGGTGGTCTAGAAGGCGAAACGGGTGCAGTTCACCCTTGTTGTCAGGTTCTAGGTCGCGATGAAGAGGCCGTACTTGGTCACTGTTCAGAAGATAACATCTTAGATATCTTCTTTGGTGAAGAGTACGAAAAACTTCGTGAACAACATCGTACAGGAGACTATCCAGACTTCTGTAAAAACTGTGACTTCCTCATTGATGATCCAGAAGTATTGGTTTATACCAATCACGAGAGAGATTTGATGAAGATGCACGGAACTAACTTTACACTTAACGATTATAGGGACTAACTATGTTTAATCTTTCAGCGGTATCAGTATATGCATCACTTGCAAAGCAATGGGTGATGTCACGTCTAGGGGAACGCACCACATATGATGGTGTTGTTATCGTCGCATTGTGCGGTAGTTACATTCTTTTTGAGTCTATTATTACACTTGGCGCATATGGCGGTGTACTTTATGGACTTTGGACGATGTATAAGGAACAGAATTAGTATAAATACTAACACCTAGGGGTTTCTTCTGGCCAAAAAGGAAATCTCTAATAGGTACTAACTTAGAACGTTCAAAAAGGAAAAAATAAATGTCTACTGTATCAATGACAGATTTATCAGATGTCTTTCTTGTCGGCGGTGCTGGTCATGGTGCTGATCTAGTACAGAACATCTATGGGATGTATGTTGCAAAGGATCAGATGTACACAGGTGATGCTCCTAATATTGGAGTCGCGGTCGATGCGCATAAATTCTTGTATAAGCCATTAAGGTCAACTTCTTTGGGGCACACCCCTGTGAAGGACAATGTAACAGAAGAGTCAGTCTCTACGGTTGCTACTTCTCACGTATATGCCATCAAAAGGGACTGGAAAGATGCCCTAGTTCAAACTTGGAAAACTACTTCTCCAGATTCCACATGGGAAGAGTTCCGTGATAGCGTATTTGGGTTTCCGCAAATCACCGCTTTTGAGTCTGCGGTTGCTGATAAAGTTTTCACGAAAACTCTATCGTACGAGAAACTAGTATCAGAACCACATCAAGAGTTGTCTGAGTTTATCCACGACATCTTACCGCAGCAAGATAACCCTGAACTATCAAGTTTCGGTAACAAGAAAAGAAAAATCAACTTGGATATCATAGATCTTGTTGTGCAAGATTCTCAAGTTCGAAATCTTCGTGAATCATCAAATAGCGGTCTTCTTGAATCCGTAGGTGTTCACAAAGCATTCTTAACTGAAGAACAAATTTCTGAAGTAGACGAATTCGTCGCATCACTTTAAGATTTAAAGACTATCTAAATAGAAAGACGGGGCAACCCGTCTTTTTTTTGCTTTGAGGAATGTGTATGAGATCAGTTGTAATTGCTATCGGTGGACATGATAAGTCACAACAAGCTGCCGATCGATGTATTAAGTCAGGGAAACTTCATGGAGTATCTGTCGAAAAGTTTGCGGCAATCACACCAAAGAATGATGTTTTTAAAATATGCGAAAGGTCAGGAGTAAGCACCGAACATTTTAGTGACACATACTCCCGACTAGAAAACCAAATGGCATGTTTCTTGTCTCACTACAGTCTATGGAACACGTGTTTGCACCTAAACGAACCTATTGCAATCTTTGAACACGATGCGATCATAACATCACCATTACCCACTACTCTCCCAAACTTCTGTGGTAACATAGGGGCACCGTCATACGGGAAGTTCAACACTCCCTCTACAATAGGTTGGGGCGGACTTGTGTCTAAGCCGTATTTTCCAGGAGCTCATGCATACATAGTAACACCAATGGGTGCGAAGTTATTGGTCAAGAGAGCAAGAAAAGAAGCGATGACGCCCGATGTTTATTTGCATATAAGTAGATTCAGTTGGTTGCAAGAGTATTACCCTTATTGTGCTTATGCTGATGATAGATTTACTACTATCCAGCACAAGAGGGGATGTTCGGCAAAACACAATAACAGTGAAAATTATGAGATCTTAGAGGTTTAATCTATATTATGGTAACAGTAATGTGTGTCCTATGGGGCGACAAGTTTTCAAAAGATTACGTTTACAATTTAAAGTCTGCTGTTGCACGTAACACAACAGTTCCTCATAAATTCATATGCCTAACTGATCAAGTATTAGAAGATGTAGAAACTTTGATTCTGCGGCCAGGTCTAGAAGGTTGGTGGAATAAGATGCAACTGTTCGACGGTCGTATAAAAGGTCGCATCGTATACTTAGACCTAGACACCTTGATTACCGATAATATAGATTGGTTGCTGACCTATGATGGTCCATTCGCAGGCATTGAAGATCTAGGGTCAGTCAATTCGCATCAACACCACCTCAAGGGTAAGTTTCAGAGTGGAGTGATGGCATGGGAATCAGGGGAAGCTGACTGGATTTGGAACGATTTCAACTTTAGGAAGGGTCTGGCGACTAGCGCATTTAGGGGAGATGGGGAATATCTAGAGTCTATTGTGGATACTCATAAAAGGTCTTTATTGCAACGCGTATTTCCCCAACAGATAAAATCATATAAGTATGATGTGTATCCAAATAATATTGGAAAGGCGTCTATAGTCTGTTTCCATGGAAGACCTAGTATTATACAGTCCATGACAGAAACTGTGAAGACGTCCATGGCAACTTACGAGCCACAAGAGTGGGTAAGTAAGCATTGGAGGAAATAATATGTTAAGCGGTTTGATAGGTTCGATACTTGGATTTGGTAGTTCAGTTGTTCCTGCGATTACGGAACACTACAAATCTAAGAGAGTGATGGAGTTTGAACTCAAAAAAATGGAAAAGATGGCTGAACTCCAAATGAAGGGGTACGACCATGAGATCAATCGATTCCAAGAGATGGGCCTGCACGAAGAGCAGAAGGCACTCTTGGCGCATGATACAGCGATTTCTCAGGGGAAAGGGTTTATGTCCGCACTGCAGAAGTCAGTACGACCAGTGATCACGTATGCATTTTTCATACTGTTCGCTGCAATTGAGATTACATTACTGCGAGAAGCAATCAACAACGGAATGTCGTTGACACAGGCACTAAACATTCTGTGGGACGATGACACCAAGGCAATCTTTGCCGCCATCATTTCGTTCTGGTTTGGTTCTCGCGCAATAGAGAAAGCAAGGGATAGATAATGAACACACCTTTACGCACACGAATGATCGAAGCTACAGTTTCGCATCTACAAGGCAAGATCGCATATCATAAAGCGAACTTGGAAGTATATCTGCAGAACCCTGCGGGTATTGGGGAACACTCCGATATTATGGAGTCGTTTGAACATGAACTTAAGCAGATTGCCGAGTATCAAGATATGCTCGAAGTCGCATTTCAAATTCCATCAGACTAATGTACGAGTATGAAGCGACAGTTCGTAGATGGGTTGATGGCGATACCGTCGACGTTGATATTGATCTTGGTTTTGGCCTCATTTATGCTAATCAGCGCCTTCGTCTTTACGGTATTGATGCTCCTGAGCAGCGCACACGAGACCTTGTGGAAAAGGAAAGAGGACTTGCTGCGACCGCGTATGTAAATGAACAAGCTCCGGTGGGGTCAAAGGTTGTTATCAAAACATACAAAGACGATAAGTATGGTCGCATTCTAGGTGAGATATTTGTGGGGGATACAAA